CAAACAACCGTCAAGACTGAAACTAATCCAGACGGCAGCAAAGTTATTACTAAGACTGATGTTGCCACTAAAACCACCTGCTCAGGTGCTGGCCAATGCAGTTCTACGTCAACCACCACCACAACTACCACTAACACCAACTCCAGCGGTGCCACCACTGGTACTACAGGTTCATGTACTGGCGCTTCATGCCCTGATAAGAACACCAATCCAGACGGCGATGGTGACGGTTTTGGCGATTGCACAGGCGATGATTGCGGGGAGGGCGCTGGCGGTGATGGCGACCTAATTAAGCCTGAGCTAGAGGAGGTCGACAGCTATCAGGAGACAACTGCTAAGTTTTATAACAGGGTGAATAATGCCCCCTTGTTTTCAGCTGTTGGCAACATACACGCTCCAATTGTCGGCACTGCTCCAACTCTTGTTTCTGCTCCTATAGCTGCCCTGGGCGGTGCGTCTCTTGATCTGAGTTTTATAGATGAACTCAAGCCTATCCTTTCCAGCATTCTCTCTTTTGTTATGAAAGCTGTCTGGTGTTTGCTCGCCCTGGTGATTTTCCTGTCTGCGTGAGGTCTATATGTTTGATTGGATAAAAGGCTTTTTTAAAGATTTGTTCAGTGACCTGATTGACTGGTTTTATGAGCATTCTTTGTGGATACCTAAAAAACTGTTTTCCGAAGCAATGGATGGCCTCGCCAGCTTTATAGAGTCAATTCCTGTTCCTGACTTTGTAACTCAGGCCTCCGGCGCTTTTGGTGGTATTCCTTCAACTGTTATGTATTTTGCTGGAATCTTCGAGTTGAATTTCGGCATCGCGGTTGTTCTTGCTGCTTATGGCGCTCGTTTTGTTCTTCGTCGCATTCCGTTTATTGGGTGATCTATGGCAATTGACGCATACACTGGCAAGCCTGGGCACGGCAAAAGTTATGGTGTTGTCCAGCACGTTATTATTCCTTCGCTTAAGCAGAATCGACACGTTGTCACTAATATTCCGCTTCAAGTTGATATGTTGCTTGAGGATTTCGGCGGCTTTATCACTCAACTGCCTGACGATTGGCATACGCGGCCAGATTTGAATGATCTTGCTCCCCCTGGTTGCGTTCTGATTCTCGATGAACTTTGGCGGCGTTGGCCTGCTGGGCTTAAGGCCAATGTTGTTTCTCATGAGGACAAGGCTCTGTTGGCTGAGCATCGTCATCGTGTCGACAAGAATGGTAAGTCCATGCGTATTGTTCTGGTCACGCAGGATTTGTCGCAGGTTGCCTCTTTCGCTGTTGCCTTGATTGAACAGACTTATCGCGTCGTTAAGAAAACCAAAACGGCTTATCGAGTCGATATTTACAGCGGAGGCGTGAAGGGTGATCGCCCGCCAAAGTCCCAGCTGCAGCGGCAATCTTTCGGTAAGTTCAGTGCCAGCGTGCACCGTTATTACCAGTCGGCAACGCAAAGCCAAACGGGGGAGGTTGGCGACGAATCCAAGGCGGATCGCCGCGGCAATGTTTTTGCTTCCCCAGCTCTTTGGGCGCTTATGGTGCTTGTGGTCGTTTCTCTCCTGGGTGGATCAATTGGCCTTTACAGCTACTTTTCCCCCGTCATCAATGGCCCGTCTAAGCCTGTTCAGTCGTCGCTTGTTAATCCGCCACCGCCTGAGCCTGTTCAGCCTCAACCGCGCGCCTCAGTGGCTGAGCGCGCCGTTAAAACTGTTGTCCCTATGTCATCTGATGTGAGCCTCCCGCCGTCTGCTGTCTGGCGTGTTGCTGGCTTTGCTGGTTGCTCAGTTACGGACGAATCCGGCGTCATTCTCCCATGTGGGCCGTCTGTGTCTGGTTCTGGATCGCTTAGCAGGACGTCGAGCGTTATCCTTGCTGGTGATGCCAATCAGCGCCGAATCATGCCGCTGTCGTCATGCCGTTGGATCGAGCGTGATTTGTATTTGCTCTGTGACGTTGATGGTGAGCGCGTCACGCCCTGGACCGGTCGAGGCGCAGTGACCCAGGTGGTAGATTCCGTCGCTTCCGATGGCGGTCGGCAATCAGTACCGGAGAGCGAGCGGAGCGACCGGCCCGGTACTGATGCCGGCAGCCAAACCCCCGCGAATGCTTCGACAACCGTTGTCGTCGTGCCTCATGAGCCAGAGCCTCGAAAGTTCCTATAGGCTTCGCATAATCAAGGACTTACGTTCAATTGGGCTCGGATAATTGCGCAAGCACCGGGCTCAATTTAATGTAGGTCCCATTATGCGAACGCCCATTGATTTGCCCTCTCGTCTTGTCGATCTAGCCAAGCTCTATGCGCCTGGGCGCGACCCTTCCGACGCTGTTTCTTACGTCATTGAGGACTATCCTCGGCTCGTGGCCAAGGTCCGTAAGCTTAGTTCCGCGCTGTCCGACTTCCAGCAGGAAAGCACTGTTTTCGATGATCGCCTTTCTGCCCTGCAGGACGCTTGCAGGAAAATCATCGACCTTTGATAGGTACCATTAATTTTGCTGCAGCAGATCCTGCAGGAGATTTTTTGCTCTTTTTTGGTACCAAAAATCATTGCGTTATTTTTAATAAATGGTACCGTTTCACTCTCCCTCGATCTCACCTGGTGAAAAGGAATGGTACCTATGCTTATCAAGTTTCAAGCTGACGATGACTACGTTGAGCGCCTCAAGGAAGTCACCGGCCAGCGCACTGGCGCCAAGGCTGTTGCTGCCGCCTATCTTTCCTATCTCGATCAGCTGGACATGATTGCTCGTCTTGAGCGTGAGATTGGCCAGATCAAGGAGCGCTGCCGCGTTCAGCAGCAGGTTATTGATCGTGCTCGCGATTCGGCTTCAGCGCTTCTTGATCACGTTGCCCAGGGTGATTTGCTTAACGGTTGATTTCCTCGACCTGCCCGCAGGGCATTAGTCGCCCGCACGTCCTGACCTGCTGCCGTCACTACATGCGCGACGGCACCCGCGCAGCGGCCTTTCTCAAGCCAACAAAAAAGCCCCCAGCGATGCTATAGGCACCTCAGGAGGCTTTCGCGTGCTTCGTTCGATCCGGCGACAGCGACGGCACTTCGCGCTGATTACCGCTTTTGCTTCCTTGGCGATCCGTCCCGTTGTGCATTCCAGCCGCCGACTAGGCAAGGACTGCGCAGCTGTCCAGGGCGAAGCCTTGCTTCTAGTCTTCCTGCTGCTCGGTGCATGAGATTGTGTACAGCTGCTCTAGCTGCCTAGCAGCCTTGTCTGCTGCTTTCATGAGATCACCAGCCATAAAGCACTGCTGTTCGGTTTTGTACGGCCCTGCGGTTATGTCTGGCGCTTTGCTCCCTTCTAGGAACAGCGCAAGCATCCATCCGGTCATCTTCTTTGCCTTTCTGGCTTTTCAGCTGTTGCTGATTTTCGGTCGCCGAGCGGTGGGGGTGCTGTTACACCCCCACTTCGGTATGGACTCCCATACTAATCAAACACCAGCTCTATCTCTCCGCTGTTGCTTACCTGCGCATAACTCACTGATTTTTCGAGGATTTTGTGCACTAGCTCGCTGTCCCTAAGCGGCTGCCGCCCCTGCTTAACAAGTAACTTGTTGATTTCTATGGCTTTTTGCCTCAACTGCTCCTGCTCCTGCTGAGTAAGGCGGATGTTCGTCGGCATTCCCGTGGCGCTCATTTTAAAAAATCCTCCAAATAATACTTGTGTGCACGTTATCTGTATTGACGTTCGCATGTGTGCATGTGTAGATTTGCCACCAATGTTATTTGCACACATGCAAACAAGGACTGCCAATGTTCATCGACTGGCTCAGGATTTCACAGACGTTCCCTCACGACCTGCCTACGGTCTGTGATGTCTATTCCCTGACCATCGACGCCAACACTCACGAAATCCTCAGCACCAAACAGCCTCGTTTTCAGCACCGTGGAAGTCATAGCTCTTCCATCAGCATCAGCATTCAGGGCCGCAAGCTGACTGTTGACGGCAACCCCAGTCGTATTGATCGCCTGGACAACCTTTTCGGCTTTGAAACGATTCAGCAGTGCATAGACGTTTACAACGCGCTGCTTGCTCCCTACGGCCTGCCTGCTTTCACCCGCTGCACTCAGGTCCAGCAGCGCCAGTCGCAGGACGCCCGCGGCACTTGGGATGAAAGTCTAGTTTCCGACGGCGTTTGCATTGAACGAATGGACCTGACCACCAACGTCATTCTGGGCAAGGGCAACGTCCTTGCTTTTTTGCGCGGCGTTTCTACTCAGAGCATCGGTCACTCGGTCGGCTTCCTGTACCCCAACGGTCGCACTGTTGCCTGGACTCCAGAGGGCAACGGGGAGGGTGGTCGGCTCCAGTACCGCAAGGCTTATGACAAGGCTTTTGAGATGTCCACGCCCAAGGGCGTTATCCGAAAAATCAAGCGGCTCTACGGTGACACATCACCCGAGTATGCCTATGTGAACCGCGTCCGTGATTTCTGTGAAGCCAACGGTGTAGTGCGGTTTGAGCAGGAACTTAAGTCCGAGTTTTTGCAGCGCAAGGGTCTCCGCTTCTGGGGCCTGTTCGACGAAAAACAGCTTCAACCCCTACACGATGAGTTCTTGGCGATAGATCAGAGATTGAAGGTGACGGCGATGGATTTGGTGACGATTGCAGAACAGCTTGTTATTGAAAAAGTGGTTACTTCGACGTACGCCGCCAACGTAACGGCCATGTACGCCATCAACTGGGCTAACGGTCAGACCTTCGATCTATCCAAATCTCAGGTCAAAAATCACCGCGCCCGTCTTCGCCAAATCGGCATCGACATTGGCAAACCCTTCGACGGCACACGCTCGGCCACTGTGATCGTGCGCGAGGCTCGCGAGGTTACTAAGTCTTTCGATCTGGCTCCGCCTAGCTGGTATCAGCGCCCAGTTGCGCCCAGCCATCTGCGTCTGGTGGCTGCATGATTTCCGCCGTTAGCGATCTGCCAGGGCAGGGCATGACCTTCCGCACGGTCAGCTTTCAAGGCACCCAGCTCAGCGATCCCCAGCGCCGCAACCTCGCTTTGCGTCAGCAGGTTCAAGCCTCGTTCTTGAATCAACACCTCACGGCAATGGTCGACGAGACCTTCGCCAAACTCGAACAAAGGAAAGCCCAGGGCATCAAGCCTGAGCGTGTTTGGTTTCCTCACAGCACCGAAAAGGGCACGCCATTTGTTGGCGATTCCTTCGGTTACTAACCCCATAGGAGCACGATGAAAATGCTAGTTATCGACGTTGAAAGCACTGAAGTAAAAATGAAAAGCGGCACCTCTGCGCGTACCGGCAAGCCGTATCAGATTCGCGAACAAACGGCCTACGTCCACATTCCCCCGAACAAGTACCCGCAGCCAATCAAGGTGACGCTGAACGACGACGCGAAGCCGTACCCGCCTGGCAAGTACATGCTCGATGACACCAGCTTCTTCGTTGGCCGCTTCGATGACTTGCAGATGCGTCCGCGCTTGATTCCCGCGCCCGCTGTTGCTGTCCGTCAAGCCAGCTAAGGGGAGGGCGCCACCATGGTTACGCCTGACATTCATCAAGAGCGCCACCGCCTGCTTTTGTCCATGCGTGACGCCCCTGACCATTACGAATTGGCTTTCTCTAGTGCTGAACATGCTGGCTACCTTCGTGGCCTCCAAAAGTCCGGTGCTATCAGTGAATCCGCTTCCGATATCTACGCCCAGGAGGCTGACCAGGTTGTTCAGATCGCCTGCCAGCGTCTTTCTTCTGAGGCGGCATAAATGGCTTCTGGCGCTCTGGTTTGTACCGGTGACGTTTCCACGTCCGCCGACGGTGCGCCGTTTTGTTCTGACGCCTGGATGCTTGTTCAGGTGCCAACCCCTTTCGACCCCACATCGCTCGACCCTGCAGTAATTTTGCAGGCGTTCGGGGTCGGCTTCATCAGTATTGCCAGCGTGTTGCTGGTGATCGCTGGAGCTAGAGCAATCATTCATCTCGTAAAAAACGGGTAATCAAAATGCAAAAAGTTCGTTTCGCTGGTCGTGTTGTAACTGCTGCTCTTGCTTCCGCCCTGGTTGCACAGGCTGCTTTCGCTGCTGGTCCCGACTACACAACTATCACCTCTGGCATCGATTGGGCCTCTGTCATCACCGGCATTTTGGCTGTTGCCGGCCTGCTGGTTGGTCTTTACGGCGCTGTGAAGGGTGCACGCATCCTGATTGGCATGGTTCGCGGGTCGTAAGTTCTAGCCGTTCCACACGGGGCGGCTTCGGCCGCTCTTTTTTTTGAGGGTTTAACCGTGGCCGATCTCTATTACTTCACGTTTTTTTTCTTTGGCGGAATGTCTGCGCTTTGCCTGTTTTGGGGGCTTTGATATGCGATTGACACTATTTTTCTTTGTTCTTCTTACTTATTTTCCGAGCATTTCAAGCGCGTCTACTATCTCTTACTGGGGGCGCTACGTTACAGACCATCATTCCACGGCCTTGCTTGCTTGTAAGCAATATGGCTCATATATGCAGGTTGGCAATATAAACCCAACTTATGCCAGCTGTTATAACAACACGCCTCCTAGTGGTTATGTTTTTAACGTCAGTCTTTTCACTGCCACCTGCCCATTTGGTGACAACGGCACTACTTGTAATTCATCCTGTAACGCCCCAAGCACCTTGGTCAATGGTCAATGTGTTGCTCCTCCTGATAATCCTTGCGCCGGCAAAACTGGAGGCTCCCAAAAGTTCACTAAGTCCGGAACTTCTGGCGATGGTTATGGTTCTGTAGTTGGTGGTTTTGTTGTCGCACCTCAATCTGGCTGTTTCGGAGGGTGTGCTGTTAGTACTGTTGATCAAAAGTGCACCGGTCGAACATCCGGCAAATATACTTGTCGTGGCAATGCTTCATTTTCTGGTCAGGCCTGTGCAACTTCTGGCTCGGGTTCTGAGATTCAGGATAATACTGCCAATGAACCTAAGCCTGAGCCGCAGATTCTTCTTGAAGACAAGCCTTGCGTTTATTCCTCCTCTGGTGACACTCAAACTTGCACCTCTGAAAAGTCGAATGAAAAAGAGGGCCAGTATTGCGGTACTGTTAATGGTGTTAAAACCTGTGTCGATAGCAAGCCAACAAAGGACGGCATATCTATTCAAACAACCGTCAAGACTGAAACTAATCCAGACGGCAGCAAAGTTATTACTAAGACTGATGTTGCCACTAAAACCACCTGCTCAGGTGCTGGCCAATGCAGTTCTACGTCAACCACCACCACAACTACCACTAACACCAACTCCAGCGGTGCCACCACTGGTACTACAGGTTCATGTACTGGCGCTTCATGCCCTGATAAGAACACCAATCCAGACGGCGATGGTGACGGTTTTGGCGATTGCACAGGCGATGAT